ATGCTCTTCAGGCCGATAGGGGACACGTATTTTACGTTGCTCCAACACAAGGACAAGCCCGAGACATCATGTGGCAAACCCTTCTGGAGCTTGGGCATCCTGTTATTGCTGGCAGCCACATCAACAATTTGCAAATCAAACTGGTCAACGGAGCCACCATTAGTCTCAAAGGTGCTGACCGACCAGAGACAATGCGAGGTGTTAGTCTTAAGTTCTTAGTGCTGGACGAATACGCAGACATGAAACCTGACGTATTTGAGCAGATCCTTAGACCCGCTTTGGCTGACCAAAAAGGCTGTGCAATGTTCATTGGTACGCCAATGGGCAGGAATCATTTTTATGAACTGTATAAGTATGCGGAGCTTGGTGATGATGAAACGTACAAGGCATGGCACTTTACTTCTTACGATAATCCTCTTCTCGATCCGTCTGAAATTGATATTGCAAAGCGTTCTATGTCTTCTTATGCGTTTCGTCAGGAATTTATGGCGTCGTTTGAAGCCCGTGGCTCAGAGATGTTTAAAGAAGATTGGGTTAAAGTTAGTGAAGTGGAGCCAGAAGTAGGAGATTATTACATTGCTGTTGACTTGGCAGGATTTGAAGAAGTCAATAAAAAACGAACTAAGAATAGTAAGCTTGACGAAACAGCCATTGCCGTGGTTAAGGTCAATGAGCATGGTTGGTTTGTTGACAATATCATATACGGTAGATGGACACTTGACGAAACAGCAGCTAAGATATTTCAGGCCGTTAGAGATTACCGTCCCGTATCCGTTGGTATCGAAAGAGGTATTGCTAAACAGGCAGTAATGTCTCCTTTGATGGATATGCAAAAGCGTTACGGTATGTTTTTCAGAGTAGAAGAACTAACACACGCAAACAAAAAGAAAACAGACAGGGTAATGTGGGCATTACAAGGACGATTTGAAAACGGCTACATTACTTTAAACAAAGGCGAATGGAACAGTAGATTCCTTGATCAACTATTTCAGTTCCCTGATCCATTAACACACGATGACTTAATAGACGCTTTGGCGTACATCGATCAATTGGCTAACGTAGCGTATGACTATAGCTACGAAATTGAAGACCATGAAATACTTGACGTGGTAGCAGGGTACTAATATGACAGAACTTTATGAACAAGATCCATTACTAGTAGAAGAATCTATTGAAGAATGGGTCATGACTAAATGTGAGGATTGGCGCGATTATTATGAATCAAATTATGAAGGACGCTTTGAAGAGTATTATCGACTCTGGCGTGGCATTTGGGATCCTGCTGACAGCGAGCGTCGCAGTGAGCGTTCCCGTATTATTTCTCCTGCACTACAGCAAGCTGTTGAGTCTAACGTAGCAGAACTAGAAGAAGCTACTTTTGGACGTGGTAAATGGTTTGACGTTAGTGACAACTTTGGTGACACACAAAAACAAGACGTACTGTTCCTTCGTAACAAACTAACTGAAGACTTTGAAGACTGTATGATTCGTAAGTCTGTTGCTGAATGTTTGATCAATGCTGCTGTATTTGGCACAGGTGTTGGTGAGATTGTCATTGAAGAAATGAAGGAGATGGCTCCTGCAACACAACCTATTATGGGCGGTGACTTACAAGCAGTAGGAGTAAGTGTTACTGAGCGAGTTAAAGTAAAGCTTAAACCTGTACTGCCGCAAAACTTTTTGATCGATCCTGTTGCTACTTCTGTTGAAGATGCTTTAGGTGTAGCTATTGATGAGTTTGTCAGCCGACACCAAGTAGAACTACTACAAGAACAAGGCGTATATCGTGATGAATACGTTGGTCCTGCTGCTCCTGATACTGACCTTGAGCCTGACCAAGACCTAACTATTTACAACGATGACAAAGTACGTCTGACTAAGTACTACGGTTTAGTGCCACGAGAGCTTCTAGATTCCGCTACAGGCGACGATGACTCTGAAGAGGTAGCAGAGGCAGGGTCAGATTCAAAGTACGTAGAAGCCGTTGTAGTGATCGCTAACGGGGGTATCTTGCTTAAGGCTGAAGCTAACCCTTACATGATGGAAGATCGTCCTGTAGTAGCGTTTCCTTGGGACGTAGTACCCGGTCGCTTCTGGGGTCGTGGTGTATGTGAAAAAGGATACAACTCACAAAAAGCATTAGACACAGAACTACGAGCACGTATTGATGCATTGAGTCTAACTATTCATCCAATGATGGCTATCGATGCTACTCGTCTACCACGAGGTGCTAAACCTGAAATACGACCCGGTAAGATGGTATTGACTAACGGAGATCCTCGTGAAGTACTACAACCGTTTAACTTTGGACAAGTCAGCCAGATTACCTTTGCCCAAGCCGGAGCGCTACAACAGATGGTACAACAGGCTACCGGAGCCGTGGACTCAGCAGGAATTGCTGGTCAGGTTAATGGCGAGGCTACTGCCGCCGGTATTTCTATGTCTCTTGGGGCTATTATTAAACGCCATAAACGGACTCTGATTAACTTCCAGCAGTCATTCCTTATCCCGTTTGTTAAGAAAGCTGCTTATCGTTATATGCAGTTTGACCCTGAGAATTATCCTGTTGCTGACTACAAGTTCAACGCAAGCAGTACTCTTGGTATTATTGCACGAGAATACGAAGTCACACAGCTTGTACAGTTGTTGCAGACTATGGATCGACAGTCACCGTTGTACAACACACTGATCCAGTCAATTATTGACAACATGAACTTATCTAACCGTGAAGAGTTGTTGGCAGCTATGGCTCAAGCTATGCAACCTAACCCACAAGCACAACAAATGGCTCAGATGGCACAACAAGCACAACTTGAGTTCCAGCAGTCTCAGACAGCAGCACTGTCAGCTCAGGCTCAAGAGTCTAACGCTAGGGCGTCTAAGCTTGCTGCTGAAGCTATGGCTGTACCGCAAGAGCTTGAAATTGACAAGATCAATGCTATTACTCGTAACCTAAAAGAAGGTGACGCTGAAGATAAAGAGTTTGAACGACGTATGCGTGTTGCTGAAACTCTCCTTAAAGAAAAGCAAATAGAAGGTAAAAACAATGTTAATGACACAAACAGAGATGCAACGGCTTCTCGACCAAATCAACAACAACTTCAAGAACCAGTTCGACCGACTGGACCGCTTGGAAGTCAAGGTGGAGGAGTTATCTAATGCCAAAGTCGAAAGACCCAAAACTAGCACGAGCAGGAGTAAGCGGGTACAACAAACCAAAAAGGACTCCTAATCATCCTACTAAAAAGTTTGTAGTAGTTGCCAAGGAAGGTGACAAGACTAAGACTATCCGATTTGGTGACGCTAAGATGACCATCAAGAAAGATCAACCAGCACGACGTAAGTCCTTTAGGGCACGTCATAAGTGCGACACTAACCCACCTAGTAAACTAACAGCACGATACTGGTCGTGTAAGAAATGGTAAGGAGATAGTTATGCCAATGGTAAACGGAAAAAAATACGCATACACAGCAGCAGGTAAGAAAAAAGCTAAAGCCGCTGCAAAAAAAACAGGTAAAAAAATTAGCTATGCCAAAAACAAAAAGTAGTCCTAAACCTAAAAACAAAGCTCTTTATGCTCGCGTTAAAGCAGAAGCTAAACGTAAATACAAAGTTTGGCCTAGTGCTTATGCTTCAGGTTGGTTAACCAAAGAGTATAAAAAACGTGGTGGTACTTATGAGTAAACCTAAAGGTGGGCTTACTAAATGGTTTAAAGAAGAATGGGTTGACGTAAAGACAGGTAAACCTTGTGGACGTAAGTCTGCAAAAAAAGGTAAATCTAAACGTCCGTATCCTTCTTGTAGACCCAAGGCCGTTGCTGCAAAGATGACAAAGGCTGAAAAGGCTTCATCTGCACGACGTAAAACAGGACCAGCTAAAATTAAACACGCAGTCACAGCTTCTGGACGTAGAAGAAAAACTACAAAAAAAGCTTGACAAACGTATAAAAGTATGGTATAATATAACTATATAGTATAACAAGAGATAAATATGACTCCAGAGCTTGAAACTTATTTTAATAATTATAATCAATTATTTAATCACGAAGGCTTCAAACAACTCTTAACAGAAATCTCTAACAATGCAACACAACTGTCTGACATTCAGACTGTTAAAGATTCAGAAGAACTCTTCTACCGTAAAGGTCAGGTTGCTGCGTTTGCTTCTATTATTAACCTACAAGGTACTATAGAAGCTGCCAGAGAACAAGCTGAAGCTGAAGAAGAAGAACCTTTAAATGTATAAAGTATATGATTTTAGATGTGACAATGGTCATGTCTTTGAAGATTTTGTAGCGTCAGGTATTACAACCAGTAGGTGCGGTTGTGGTGCCAACGCTACGAAGTTAGTGTCTGCCCCGTCTTTTCACTTAGAAGGTGCGTCCGGTGACTTTCCGGGCCAACACATGAAATGGGTGAAGGAGCACGAAAAAGCAGGTAAAAATAAACCATCTCCATAATGATAATGATCACGGAGTTTAATAATGTCAAGAGCAATGATTGTAGATCCACAACCTGAAGAGGAAAATGTGGACGAGATCGAAACCAACGAAGTTAACGAGATTCAACAAGAAGAAGTAGTTGAGCAACCTCAAGAAGAACCAAGCTTACCAGAGAAGTACCAAGGCAAGTCTTTAGAAGAAGTAGTGCAAATGCATCAGGAAGCTGAAAAGCTCCTTGGTCGTCAGTCTTCTGAAGTAGGTGAACTTCGTAAAGTCGTGGATGATTACATTAGTAGTCAAACACAATCAGCACCTCAACCACAGTATGTTGAGCCTGAAGACGATATAGACTATTTTACGGACCCTCAAGGCGCTGTCAACCGTGCTATTGAGAACCATCCTAAGATCAGAGAAGCGCAAGAGTATTCACAGCAGTATAAGCAACAAGCTGCTTTGGCTACCCTTGGTAATAAACATCCAGATATGCAAGAGATCCTTGGTGATCCTAAGTTTGCAGAATGGATTAAAGCTTCAAAAATTAGGACTCAGTTGTTTGTACAAGCTGACCAAGAGTACAATGCTGACGCCGCTGACGAACTCTTCTCACTCTGGAAAGAACGGAAGACAGTAACTCAGCAAACTGCTCAAGTTGAAAAACAAGCACGTAAGCAACAACTCAAAGCAGCTAATACTGGCAACGCACGAGGTAGTGGTGAAGGTGGACGTAAGAAAGTATATCGCAGGGCCGACATTATTAAACTAATGAAAACAGACCCTGAGCGTTATCAAAGCTTATCTGAGGAAATATTCCAAGCTTACGCAGAGGGTCGTGTCAAATAATCTAAAGGAGATTAGACATGGCTAACACAAAATTCGCACCTGATAATGCGACAACCGTAGCATCAGCAGATGCTTTTATCCCGGAAATCTGGTCGGATGAAATCATTGCTGCTTATCAAAAGAACCTTAAAATGGCTCCTCTTGTCAAGCGCCTTCCTATGGCTGGTAAGAAGGGTGACCGTGTTCACGTACCAAAGCCCACTCGTGGTACTGCTAACGCTAAAACAGCAACTGATGCAGTAACTGTTATTGCGAATGCTGATACTGAGCTATTGATTGACATTGATCGTCACTTTGAATACTCTCGTCTTATCGAAGACATCGTAGAAGTACAAGCACTTAACAGCCTCCGTCAGTTCTACACTGAAGACGCTGGTTATGCGCTTGCTCTTAAAGTAGACACTGACCTCCACGCCGCTGCTACAGGTTTCGGCGACGGTACTATGGACATTGTTTCACCCGCACGAGCAGACTACGAGCACAGTAATACGTTCTTTAATGACAACGGTACTACAACTGTTTTTGGTAGCAGCAGTGTTCTTAATTCAGCACAAGACGTGTTTAGTGATGACTTCTTCCGTGACATGATTCAAAAGCTTGATGACAATGACGTTCCAATGGACGGACGTTGCCTTGTTATCCCACCTTCTGCTCGTAATGAGATCATGGGCGAAGATCGCTTTTCATCTGCTGACTTCGTATCAGGTCAAGCAGTTCAGTCTGGCCTTATCGGTAACTTGTATGGCGTAGATGTTTACGTTTCATCTAACTGTGCAACCATTGCTTCAGGTATCCGTGCTGGACTTCTGTTCCACAAGGACGCTGTTGTTATGGCTGAACAGATGGCTGTACGTTCACAGACTCAATACAAGCAAGAGTACTTATCAACTCTGTACACTGCTGACACTCTCTATGGTGTTCAGGTGTACCGACCAGAAGCAGGTTTTGTCCTCGCTCTGGCAGAGTAATAGCACTACAGGGGTCAGCAATGGCCCCTTTACTTTTCTGACTCAAGGAGAACATCCATGTCACGTTTAGCAAGAGATTCAGGCGCACAGCCTATTCAATGTCTTCGACCCGGTACTACACAAACTGTTTCTGTGTCTGGTACTGCTGCATCTTCTACTTCTATTACTCAACGAGTAACCCGTATTGTTGCCACTACAGACGTACACATTAGCGTCTCAGGCACTGCAACTACCAGTAGCTACTACATTCCTGCCAACACGGTAGAGTTTATCCACACTTATTCAGGAGACACCATTAGCTTCATTACCGACGGTACATCAGGTACAGCTTACGTATCGGAGATGGACTAATGTTTGGGGCCGTACTAAACAGGCTAGCTACGTCTGTTAGACGGGCTTTGTCTCAATATGCTGTTGGTGCCAATGAACCTGAGTTGGCACTTAACTTCATAGACAACGAGTACATTACTAATAACTCTACGTCTACCTTTGCTTCCGCAGTCACCCACGCCCG